TATTGATAGAATTGTTTAAGGAAAGAACGAAGCAAGAAAAAATGATCTAACAGCCCATTCTACGCAAAAGACCTGCTGTTAGTCAGACCGGCTCCGATAGTTCAAGTTGTTGAAAAAGGAGACCTTGTAAGAATTACAGGTGACAAATATTATTCAGGACAAACAATTCCGAATTGGGTATTGAAAGAAAACTGGTACGTTTCAAAAGCTCCTTCAGATACTAATCGGATTGTTCTAGGTGAAAATGAAGCACGCAACAATGAGCTGAATACTGCTGTTAATCGTAAAGATCTTCAAATAATTAAGAAACATAACTGACACATACGAGAGACTTGCTCACGCAGGTCTCTTTCTATGTATGGACCTTTTATAATTGTATAGAAAGGTATAGGAGCGAGCTATGAATATAAAAGATGTATCTCTACCTGAAATATATATGTCTAGCGCGGATTTTCGCTTCTTTGTAGATTGGTTCTCGACAGCGTTATCTAAAACACAGTACGATATTGAGAACTTCTATGATTTATACGATTGCTTACGCTGTCCATCAGACCTATTGTGGATGCTGGGTGATACAATCGGTTATACATATGATGATAGAGTATGTATAGCGTTCAATAGAATGGTCATACTTTATTTTATGAATATGATCCGGTTGAAAGGCAGTCGAGACGGAATGATGTTAGCTGCTGAGACTAACTTAGCTCAGTTTAACATAAATGATTACGGTAAAGAAAATTCAATACTTTATGATCGATTAGAAGATACGTCGCTTCCTGTTAATTCTGTATATGTTAATCCACATACAGATGAAGGTTACATAGAAGTTGTATATTTCAGTACAGATAAGCCTATAGACGTATGTACAGAGTATGTGCGTCCTTTAGGTATGTATGTATTTGATTACGCCGGAGCTCGATATGATGCACGGTCTAAGATTTCAATTGATGCGCGTCTAACAGATAGTCGTGAGACTGATTTATATCATACATTAGGATATACAGCTAAAGTAGATCCGACTCAGTTTCTCAAATCGTCTAGTGTTGCTCATTATACACGAGAAGATTATGCACGACTTCAAAAAGGTTCGGGCATGTATAACGATGATGGCGTCATCAAAGGTGGAATTGATTTAGACCATACACGAAGAAACATATGGTATCGAAATTCAATTTCAGAAGAAAACACTACTGTTACAGATCCACAGCATCAAACAGAAGCAACGTCTGATGCAATAAATCCTGGATACAGAGCATTGTATTCTTTGCAACTGTGCAACAACGATCACATCATAAGATCTCTTATCCGAGATGCAGAAGACCCTGATCATCCTTATGAACTAGATCCGATATTTAGCATTCCAGTTAATGCTGTATCAGTTAATCCTCCTCCCGCAATCACAACTGTACATCATGCGAACTTAGTTTATGATAAGGAAACAGATGAAAAATATACTTATAGTTCTGATTTCAATTATGATGTGTATGTAACTGAATCTCGTACTCCTACCGAAGGTGGTACAACCGTTCTGCCATATACAACTCCTGCGGTAAATCCCGTTATGTTTAACATAGGTGAAGCAATTTCAACAGATCCTGATAATGATACATATTATCCGAACAAACCGGGAACGCAGAATTGATTGATCTGAACCTTGTATACAACATATATAGGAATAATATAAATAATATGAACAATGAATTTGATATTGATACTTACAATAGTTTGAGTGGTGATTCTACACCCAAACTAATAACATCTGATTCAGTAGAATATCGAAAAGATCGAAATAGGTTTACTAGCCCAGATCTCCATCGTAGAGTGAATCCTCAACCGCCTACAGGCGACGAGGTAGCTCCGAGGAGATATACATTTAAGATAATAAGTAAACATTCATTTCGTCTTACAAAGATATTTACACATGATGAGGATTCTATTGTATCTGAAATTCCTTAATAAGGAGGCTTGTGTTGAATAATCATGTTGATGTAGCACGTCGAATGAGAATATCACACAATGTCTCATTGCGTGTAATAGATAAGTATACTAGAAAAGTAGTATGCGAACACACCGGTCACAATTCGGCTACTAATTCATTGCTATCTGGTATTGGATATTATTTAGTAGGCGAAGGTGTTCTTAATCAAGGTACTGCTGCTTTGAAGCCATATCTACCTCAATACATATCATTAGGTACAATGGGCCTCGAGGGTCAGCATCAAACTGAATCCGGACTTCCGGTTGATATCGGTGGTGTAGCATCTGATCCTGATTATGATCCCGAAACTTGTTACACCAAATATATGAATGAGCGACCAGGTTACGGTGCTGATGGCTACGATGCAAGTTACAATAACAATCGCCCATACTTCGGATTAGGTTATCCTTATACTACATATCAAACTACACAACGGTATAGTGTAGACGATATTGTAACATATCAGGGCGTATTGTACAAGTGTATTTCACCTACAGAATTAGGACCGTTTGATATCAACAAATGGAATGCTATTTTAGATCTTTCAACATCTGGTTTTGAAGTGATGTCTCCATCATTTCCTAGAGCTAAGATAGCATTCAGAGATGTTGTTCCTGAAATATATGCTGAAAAAGCAAAAACGCTTGATATTGTATATAGTGCAATGATTTCTACAGGCGCTCTTGCTCAATTCAGAGGTGATAACGATTATGTGTTTATCACAGAAGCCGGACTTTGGGCTAGACCCGACTGGTCCGGAAGTATGTCAATTGACAACGGACTATTGGCCGGATACCGAATACTTCCTCCTGATAGCGATAACTGGGATATGAGTGATCCTGCTAATAGAGAAATATTACAGAAGAACATTTTACGTGTAGGAGTTAATCAAGTAGTCCAAGTTATATGGAAAATACAAATTGGTGGAATTGATGAGTTTCCGTCAGATGGTCCTGTTCAACCTGTAGTAAATTCGTTCTTATGGCATATACAAGGAACAGTTAATCGAAATGCAAGCGATTATGAATCGCCTACTTGGAATTGATAGGAGAAATAAAACATGAACGAGTTTGTTTTTACACCTGCCGCATTACTAGATGTGCTTCGGCAGATAGATGAACTAAAAGATAAAAACATTTCTCTTGAAGAAGTACCTGGGCAGTCGATACAACTACAAATTGGTGAGTCTTCCTACACCATTGATACATCAAGTGCCGAAGATGTTCAAGTTTCTTCAGATGTTATAGAGGAAATAGCTGACGTCAATACCGATGCTTATGATGAATTATCTTCGGATGATGTTATAGTTGAAGATCTTGAAGACGTAGAATCGGGTATACTAAAAGAGATTGCAAAAACATTGTTTGTTGGAGGGCTTGTTAGATTAACTAATAAGTTGCTTGGCAAAGATAGACAAAATCAAGATAAGAGGTGACTGAAGTGGGAAATAATAAGATGAGTCCACTTAAACACATCAACGCGGCTGATTTTCCTGAAGGTTATAAAACTCCTGCAATATTAGGAACATACGACGGCGAATGTGCTGATTCCAATATCACTAATCTAAACGGATTAGATATAACTAGAGAAGTTTGGGAAGCTGTATTCAGTTCAGAAGAATACAAGCAAGCTCTAAATATGGGTTGGTACATCGGGTTCTTAGGACATCCTGAAGATCCAAACTGTATGGATTTTGAACACGCTTGTATAGTAATGACAGAATGTCACATTGATGACAATGGTAAAGTGTATGGTAAGTTTAATCTTATTGATACCCCTGTTGGACGCATTGTAAAGACATTCCAAGCGGCAGGTGTACGATTCGGAATATCAGTCCGAGGTGCCGGTGATATAATCAACAATTCAGTTGATCCTGAAACATTTGTATTCAGAGGATTTGATTTAGTTGCATTTCCAGCATTTCCAGAATCTATTCCTACATTCACTGCAATCGCTGCTTCAACAGATGCTGATTCACAAGCGAAGTACAAAGCAATATGTGCAACTGTTGATAAGAACTTAGAAGGTCTTAATACTGTAGAATCGATTGATATAGTTGCATCTCAGTTTGCAGCACAATCTGAACAATATAAGAAACTACAGGCGCATAAAGCTGAGATACTTTCTGCAACTGAACCTGAAGATGATAAGTTGACTGCTGAAGTGCTTTCTCAGAAACTTGCCGGAATGACACAGCTATATATAGAAGCATCTTCTGCTCTCCGAGAACTTCAAAAAGTTGAATCTGCTGAAAAAGTTGAAAATCATCAGTTACAACGTAAACTCAAGTCCATTGAAAGAATAACTTCTGCACAACAATCTGATTTGATTGCTAGTTTTGATAAGATAACCGCTTCTTATGAAACATTGAAAGCTTCAAATAAAAAATTAAAGTCTGAAATTGAAGCAGCTCAGCAATCAAACCTTAAATATAAACAAAGTATCTTATCTGTTGATAAAAAGTCAAAAGAGAAAGATTCTGTTATATCGAAGTTGCGTCTAGAGCTCGCTGAAACCGTCAACGCAGCTACTGAGACCAACACTAGATCATCTAACCTGGATGCAATTAACAAGAAGCTTACTCAGCGCCTCGATACAGCAGATAAACTGATACAAGAATACCAAGATGCATATGCTTCGCTGTATGCGAATGCTATTGGCGTCGAACTTTCGGGTGTACAAGTAACAGCATCTACATCGGTATCTGAAATTCAATCCTTAATAAGAGGTACTATCGTCAACGGTAGAACCCGCATAACAGCTTCAACAGAAGTTGATTCAGGAATGGATATAGTTGATGAAGATGATGGATTAAATCTTGTCACTCTATAAACACAACCAAAATTTTATAAGTAATTAAATAGGAGAAAGATGACTTATGATTACCAAAACGACTCGTACTGTTGCTCCTGTTTCTGCTCGTCCGAGAGTATCTCGTCCTGTGATGACGAATACACGTATAACGGCCGGCGTTCAGAACCGCAACAACAAAACTTCCATCACTGCCAACGTCAATCTGACTGTTGAGCAAAAAGCGTTTGTCCGTCAGCTGCAGGCCAATGCTCGCAAGAC